ATAATAAACCTGCTGAAGATGTGGAAGAATTTGACGGAGATGATCCATATGATGATTTGAGATACGCTGTGGATACCGCAGAAACTTATTTTGAAGATGCTGAATCTGAAATGAAGCGTTTTGAGAAAAGAGAAGAAATTAGTGAGATGTTGAGTAATACCCAAGACTTTACAGCTTTTTATAGGAATATGAGAACTCTTGAAAGTCAGGAGAAAATGGTATCTGCAAGAAGGTTTAGTAGGAGGCGGCATTGATTAAAGAACTCATATATAAATGGTTCGGCCTCTCATGTAGATCATGTGAGATTTTGGAGAGGGAATTAGATCGTGTAAATAGGGAAAAAGAAATATTGTTGAATAGATTATTGGAGCCAAAGGAAGTGATAAGTGCGCCTGTAATTACCGAGGAAACTCCTAAACCTATTTCATTAGGTCGAAGGCATATTCCTGCAATTGTTAGACAGCAAATGATGGAACAAAATGATCGAAGAACACTTGAATTAATGCAGAAACATAAGAAGGAATTAACTGAATCAAAAAATATTGAAGTAACAAAAGAAGTTGAAGAATTAGAGAAAGAATTAGGAGTAGAAGATGCCAGCAAAGTCGGCTAAACAGTATAAGATGATGGCTGCTATTGCTCATGGAGCAAAGATGAAACATGGAGTAGGGCCATCACCTGAGGTGGCTAGAGAATTTGTAGAAAAAACACCTGCTAAGAAGAGATCCCTCTTTATGAAAAAGGGAAAGAAGTGAAGAATAAATTACCCTCTGAGGAAATTCAGAGGTTACTTAAAAATGTAATTGATCATTTTCAAAGTGAGGATGAGTCTGTCCGTCAAAGACAGATTAGAACGTGGAGACATCTTAAAATTCTTTGGGAAGGATTTAGAAATCAATATTATGATGAAGTAGCACATGATTGGCGCGTTCCAGAAGTGGTAAGGGAAGGGGATGATCAATCATTTTATGATAAACCAATTAATGTTTTCAGAGCTTATCTTGAATCAATTATAGCTGCATTATCAGTTGTTGTTCCTCCGATAAAATGCATACCTGATGATGCACAGAATAGTCTGGACCTACTCACTGCACGCGCGGGGAATCAAATTGCAAAGAAAGTTTACAGGCATAATGATGTTCCTCTTCTATGGCTTCATGCATTATTTGTTTATTGCACAGAAGGATTAGTGGCTTGTTATAATTATCCTGAATCTAAAGAGGGATATGGTCAGTATGAGGAAGAAATTTATAGGGATGTGGAAGAGGAACATGAAACATTAACTTGTCCTGAATGTGGATATGAACTAGAGGATAATATCATAGAAACGGGCGCGCCTGAAGGAGTAATTGAAGAACAAGAAATGTGCCCTGAATGTGGAGCGATGATAAATCCTCAGATTCAACGCTCTACAATGTTTATTACTCAAACTATTCGTAAGGATTTTAAGAATAAGACACGTCAAAAACTTGAGGCGTTGGGTGGTTTATTCGTTCGCACTCCAGTTTATGCAAGGTGTCAAGAAGATTGTCCATATATAAATTATGATTATGAAACTCATTATGCAAATATAGTTGAAGAGTATCCGCATCTTAGAGAGAAATTTAATGGTAAACCACAAGGAGTATTTGATCCATATGAAGCATGGGGAAGATTATCTCCACAGTATATGGGGGAATATCCTATAAATAATATAACTTGTAGGAATTGGTGGTTACGGCCTTGTGCATTCAATGTGCTAACTACAGATGAATATGATTTCTTAATCAAGAAATATCCTAATGGAGTTTTAGTAGTTTTAGCTAATGATGAATTTGCTGAAGTAAGTGAAGAGAAGTTGGATGAAAGATGGACCCTTACATTCAATCCAATGTCGGATTATTTACATCATGATCCATTAGGTTTACTTCTAGTAAGTGTTCAAGAGATTACGAATGATCTCGTTAGTTTAACGGTTCAAACCATTGAACATGGAATAGGTCAAACCTTTGTTGATCCTAGAGTTTTGGATCTTAATGCATATAGACAGCAGGAAACTATTCCAGGTGGACTTTATGCAACTAAATCAACGAATAAACCGTTAGGGGAATCATTCTTTGAAATAAAGACTGCTACATTGTCTCAGGAAGTTATGCCCTTTGGTGAAAGTATTCAGCAAATGGGCCAGCTTGTATCAGGCGCGTTGCCTTCATTGTTCGGAGGAGCATTACAGGAACAGAAAACTGCATCTGGTTATGCAATGTCACGCGCACAGGCGTTACAGAGACTTCAGAATGTATGGAAAATGTTTACGATATGGTGGGTAAAGATATTTGAGAAGGTAATTCCACTCTATATCGAAACAATGTATGAAGATGAGCGAGATGTTGAACGGACTTCTAGTGGAAATTTTACGAACATACTTATACGTAAAGCTGATTTAGAAGGAAAGATAGGAAGAATCGAATTAGAATCAAATGAAAATCTCCCCCTTACATGGTCTCAAAGAAAGGATCTTGTATTTCAATTAATGCAGGGTGGAAATCCACAGATTTTAGCATATTTGGGGGCACCTGAAAATCTCACCATTCTTCGGGAAGCGTTAGGATTGGATGACTTCTTTATTCCTGGTGAAGACGATAGGAATAAGCAATATGAAGAAATTCAACTCCTATTAGATTCAGAGCCTATACTTCTGCCCCCATCTATTGATCCAATGATGGCTCAACAATCTCCTGATGTAATGATGGACCCTATGATGATGCAAGCAATGCAGCCACAGGAAATTCCATCAGTAGAAGTTGATCCTGATATTGATAATCATGAAATAGAATTTGAAATATGCCGCTCATGGTTAGTAAGTGATGCGGGAAGATTGGCAAAAATAGAAAATCAGGATGGATATAAAAACGTATTGTTGCATGCAAAGCAACATTTACAATTTATACAACAAAATATGATGGCTGAACAGGAAATGGCTGCTTCAGAGGAACAGGGCGGTAAATCTGAAGGTAAGCCCAAAGAATCTGATAAACCTGCCCCAATTATGGAGAATGAAGATGTCCCCACTACCTGAAGCAGAACCAATTAAAGAAATAGGTAAAGATGATATTTTCGATCTAATCAGTGCTGAGGATGAAAATGAAGATAAAATTGAACTTGAAGAAAAGAAGGCCCCAATTAAAGAGCCAGAAAAAGAAGAGGAAGAACTCGAAAGTAAGAAGGAAAGAGTAGAAGAAGATGAAGAAGAGGATGAGTTAAAGGAACTTGAGGAAGAATTAGCAGAACCAGATGAGGAAGAATTAGAACTAATTACGCCTGCACGCCGGAAAGATATTATTGCAAAATATCCGATTTATAAGCAAATTATTAAGGATTTTCCCTATCTTGAAAAAGCATATTATCGTGAACAGAAATTCACGGAACTCTATCCTACAATTCAAGACGCGCAAGATGCGAAGGAAAAATCTGAAACGCTAGATAAATTTGAAACTCAATTATATGAAGGGGATCTTACCAAGATTCTTGAAGCAGTTAAAGAGGAGAGTAAAGATTCCTTCAGTAAGTTAGCTGATAATTATCTTCTAGCATTATCAAAGGTGGATGAAACTGCTTATCATCATGTTGTAGGTAATGTAATCAAGTCAACTATTTACAACATGGTTAAAGAAGCACGCGCAATGGGCGATAAAGATGGAGCAGTTCTAAAGAATACCGCTGCAATACTGAATCAATTTGTGTTTGGAACTGCTACGTTTAATCCTCCTACTACATTGGGTAAAGATGCGCCCGAAAAAAGTGATAGGGAAAGGGAACTTGAAGAAAAAGAAAAGAATTTTACTAAACAAAGATTTGAAACAGTTCAGAAACAATTGGAAAATAAAATAGATAATGTTCTTAAAGCTACAATCTCAGGTCATATTGATAAGAAACAGGTAATGACTCCTTATGTTAAGAGACATGCAGAAGGAGAAGCATTAGAAGCTGTTTATAAATTGTTAGACAAGGACATTAGATTTAAATCATTACGCGATAAATTATGGCAAGCTGCACATAAAGATGATTTTAGTGAATCATCTGTTGCA